TTTGTTTAGCCGGGGTGATGTACTGTTTCAGCTTGGCCTTCACAAAGGCGTTGCGGTACGCGCGGCCGGCCTCGGTGTAGAAGCTGTAGGGGCAGGCGTCGTTGACGTTGTCGTATTTGGCGGCGGCCGCGCGGGCTTCGGCCTCAATGGCTGCGATGGGTTTGATTTGGTCGGGCATGGTGGTGTGGGTTACTTGAGTTCCAGCTCTGGCTGGGTGAGTGGTTCTCGGGGGCCAAGCACAAGCTGGGTGCACCAGCTCACGGGGTGGCCGTCTGCGCCCAGGCGTACGCGGCGCACGGGCACCACGCGGCGCTGGGTGGTCTTTTCCCACTCTGCGGTGCGGATGGCGTGGGCGCGCGCCTCGATGAAGCGGCGGCGCATGTCAAAGCGCATAGCGGCCTCAAAGGTCCAGCCTGTCCAGTGCATGGCCTCAAACGCTGCCAGGCGGTGCGCATCGGTCACCGGTGGCATGTCGTCGGCGGTGAGCTTGTGCCTGGTGGTCATAGCACCCAGCGTCCAGCGATGAAGCCCAGGCCGATGCCCACAATTGCGGCGGCTACTGCTGCGGCTATCGCTGAGCGGCCAAGGTCGGCTATCCATTCCCAGGGGGTCATGTAGTCGGGCTGCACGTCGCGGCCGGCGTCTTGGGTGTCTGGCTGAGTGGGCTGTGCCTGGTGCGGATCTCCCATGTCCAAGCCCGTCATGTCGATGTGAACGGCGCCTGCAGGCTGCATTGCGGGTCCACGGGCTGGGCAGTTTTCGCCACGGGTGCATTGGCCAAAGTCGTTGCAGCAGTTCATGGGGCCACCTCGGCGACTTGCAGCACTGCGCCAGCGTGGGCAGGGCCTTTGCGTGGTGTGCAGTGGATGGTTTTGGCGTCCACTTCGGTGTAGCTGGCATTGCCACACATTTGGCCTGCAGCCCGCTCAAACCGTGCGCGGGCCGCTTCGGTTTTGATAGCGTCTTGTTCGGCGGTGGATTGGGCCCACTCGGCGCGGTGGTCGGTTGGGCCGTCCAGTCGCTGCATGGCGGCATAGATGGCAACGATGATCAGCGCGAGCGCGCAGTTGATCAGGGTGTCGGTGATGGGGCGGTTCATGCTGTGCCACCCATCAGTTCCACGGCTACCTGGTTGCAGCGCTCGGGGTCCCAGTTGGGCAACTCGCGCATAAGCTGCGTGAGGTGGCAGAGCTTGTCCGCACTCTTGCGCTTGAGCCGTGTTTGCCGGGTGAGGTTGGCATGGATTGCGACCCAGCAGCGCGTTTGAACTACACCCCAGTTGGCAAGGCTGGGGGGGGGCGTCATCGCGGACTTGGCTGCCGCCTTTGCATCGGCAAGTGCCTGCAGCTTGGCGGCTTTGTCGGCTGCGCGTTTGGCCTTGCGGGCTTCGCGCTCGGCTTTGAGGATTGCGGTTGCGCTCATGCTGCACCACCGGCAGAAATTTCAGCCGAGCCGCCTTCGGCGGCAAGGGTTAAAGGATTCAAGGTTTCAAGTTGGAATCCACGGAAGGCACGAACCCTGCGCTCGAGGCCCTTGTTGTCCCAATATGAGCTGCCGTACTCAAAGTCCTGAACGAAGGCGTAGCTGCGGCTGACCTGGGTGCTGGTCCAGTGGTAGTGCTTTTCAAACGCTGCGCGGGCGTTGGTCCATGCCAGCATGGCTTCCAGTTGGGTTGGTAGGCGTGCGCCGTTGCCCTGTTGAGCAGCCCAGGCTTTGGCGTCGCTCCAGTTGAGGGCTGTGTCGGGCTTGGCGTCCAACACCACCAGGTGGTGGGCGGGTATGCCGCCCTCTGCACTGGCAATGCCGATGTAGGTGCCGCCCATGGCGGGCCAGTGTTGGCCTGGTGCGGGCACTTTGGCGGCATCGGCTGGCTGCACCTGCAGTTCGCCGGCTTGCGTGAGTCCAAGGGTTGGACCTGATGGGTTGGTCAGTTTCTGCAGTTCTTCCTGCAAGATGTCGCAAGCCCAGCGGTAGGTGTCGTCAATGCGCGCCTCGGCGCGCTGTGCGCGGTCTGTGGCGCATTCCAATTGGGTGGCCAGCTCTGCGGCGTATGCGCGCAGGTGGGTGAGTTCCAATTTGTCCAGCTTGGGCTGGACGCGCTCAAAGGCCTGCGCGGTGTCGGCCTGGCGGGCGGTGGCTTGTGTTTGGGCTTGCACTTTTCACTCCTTGCCGCCTGTTTGTGGCGGTGTGGAGTGAAGTATTAAGCGCTACGCTTCATTTGTCAAGCGTTTCGCTTAAATATTTAACGTATCGCTTAACTTGTGTCCTTTGGTGAGGGGGTGCACTCTTTTGTTTCCAGGAGCGCATTTATGTCCGGGCTGCTTATCGTGAAGCCCCAGAAGGGTGGTGCTACGTCGTCGGGATGGATATAACCGTGGAAGTATTCGTCGTGAAATGTGGCATGTATCTGGTCGGAGGGTACGCCAAGGGTCGCAAGGTATCCAGGCGGGTCCGCTCGCCATTTGTCTTCGTCCCATTGGAACTCAAACAGCGCTGCCTGGGCGTCAAGAAATGGCAGCAGTCTGCCCAGTAAGGCAGGGGGGTAATAAATCGCGGGGTCTTTATCCCGCTTCTGGGTGTTGCAGGGTCGGCATAGAGCGACCAAATTTCCGGCCTCGAATCGACCACCCCGCTTGAAAGGGATATGGTGGTCCATGCAAAGCAATCTGGGTGCCCATACCCACGTGGGCGCTTCATAAGCCCCGCAACGAAAACACCGGTTGTCAAATAGAGCGAAGAATTTGCGCTTGTAGAGTTCTTCCACAACGCGCACCCCGTAACGCGCAAAAAAGGCGCGCTTCTCCCGCTTCTTGATACCAAGAAGTTGCTGGGCGTCCAGTGCGTCGCTCACTTTTTGCAATTGCACCTGTTGGTTACGGCATCTTCCACGACGTCCAGTGCAAGGTTAAGTTGTCCGGGATGAGTCTTTCTTGTGTCCCGGCGCTCCCGTTTTTTATTAATACCTGGCCACGGTATGAGCTTGGCCGTCGCGGTGTGGGCGGCGTCCAGCCACAAAGAAGTCAATCCGTTCCAACAGGTCGCTCTTTCCTGGCGCGTCCAGTTCGCTCCAAAGCTTTAAGAGCCGGTCGGTCTTTTCATCACCCGCAGCCTTAAATTCGTAGACGGCGGTGGTGTCGGCAGCGATCGATGGAATTGGGGTGGTGACTTTGTAACTCTCGACCCTGGCTTCGGCGTGCACGTTATCAAGCCAACCAATTTCTTTGCTGCACCCGCTTTCCAACTTGCGCGCCATATCGTCACCAATTTGTCGAGTTTTGCCAGTCTTGACGTCCGTGGCTTTGTTCATCAGTTGGCTCAAATAGACCGCGCTGGATCCGGCTTGCTCAGCAACCTTTTCCTGAGAGCCCACTTCTCGAACTAAGGCTCTCAGGTTTTCTAGCCGTATCTCTGCAATAGTTTTCATGACGTGAATTTGAAGCGTTGCGCTTAAAAAAGTGAATGAGCGCAGCGCGTAAGTTTTTCTTGCATCAAGTTAAGCGCAGCGCTTATACTGTCAGTTATGAAGCTATCCGCTTATCTTTCAGAGCACGGCAGGAAGTCAGCCTTGGCCCGGTCTCTTGGCACTCAACCTCAATTGGTTTGGCAATGGGCCATGGGTGTAAAGCCCGTTCCCATTTGGCGTTGTTCCAGCATTGAGGCCGCTACCGGCGGCGAGGTGACGCGCCAAGAGTTGCGGCCCGACGACTGGCAATCCATCTGGCCAGAACTGGCCCCAGCCCTTGCCAACACTGCGCAAGCAGCTACTGAATCTGTAGCAGGGCAGGGGGTAGCCAATGTCTGACCACAAGCCAGAAAGCCAAATTGCCATCATCTTGCTGCCCGGCAACCGCGTGTGCGTGCGCGCCACCTCTGCTGGTGTGCCCGATGCTGTATACCCGTCCCTGGCCGACCATGAGGCGCCAGACCAAGTGGAGAAACTGCTGACCAAGCTGCGCCATTGCGAGGGTGTGGATGGCAGTTTGCCACCCCCTGCCGTGGTGGATGTCAGATGTTCAAGCAGTTGCCAGTTGGTTGATGTGACCTGTGCTTCTGACTCAACACCGCAGGCTATTTGTGGCCGTCCAGGCTGTCCTGCAGCAGCGTCAAAAGCTTCAACGACTTCTTTACTGCAGCGCTTTGAATCTCTGAAAGCGTCTGCGCCTCTCGATCCACTCGCACGGTGAGCTGTATGCGCTCTGTGTCCGAGAAGTCGTGCTCCACGGTGACCAGTAGTTGCGGCGTGTCCGTGTTCTGGATGGTGATGCGCGGATTGAGTAATTGCATGGGTTCCCCCTGTGGTGGCGTTGCTGGAATTGAGAAGCTCGCATTGTCCACCTGTGGGGGAGCCCGCCATTTGGCCGCGCTCATTCATGGCGCTGCGCCTGCAATTGCTCGGGCTCTGGCATCAGCGTGCCCAGGTGCCCTGCATACCCGCTCTGGCGCACAGCGCGCAGCTCTTGCTCTGCCCGTGCTGTGCATTCCGCAATCAGCTGCCGCACCTTGGCGCCAATTGGTGGTGGCTTGTTGAAAGTGAGTCGTGTTTTCATGCAGTCAACTATCTCAATTCCACGCGGTTCTGCCTATGGCGCTAATGAGGGTTTACCCTACATAGAGGGCATGAGCGTGAGCGATGCGATCTACCACACGGCGCATCGGTATCCGGGTGGTATTCAGGCACTGGCTGTGCGCATGGGTGTGTCTGCCAACACGCTGACGCACAAGGTCAACCCCAACAACACGACCCACCTCACCACGGTGGAAGAGTCGTTGACCATGCAAGAGTTTTCGGGCGCCTCGTGGATTCTGCAGGCCGAAGCTGCGCGCCTGGGCTGCGTGGTTATCAAGTCCGTGCCCGCAAGCAGCGAAGACCCTCACGCCCTCTATTGGCAGATGGGCGCCTTGGTGGCAGACCTGCAGCACGCGGTTGCAGATGCATTTGCCCACGGCGTCACTGGCAACAGCATGCGCCGATGCGATGGCTTGGCATCCGAGGCGGTCAGCTCCATCAACAACCTGCTGGCCGCCCTGCGCGCAGAGCTTCCAGCACCGCCGAAAGGCCAAACAACATGAGCACAAACCCCGCCTCCCCATGGGTATCTGGGCGCGCACGCGCAGCGGTTCGCTGACGATCGAGGAGCGTTCGACCGGCATCCACTTCTCGGCTGAGCTTCCCGAAACGACGCTCGGAAACGATGTCCGCGTGCTGATGCATCGCGGTGACCTGAGCGGCGAAATGTCGTTCGGTTTCTACGTCGACGCGGAGGAATGGAACGCCAAGCGCACCCAGCGCACCGTGACGCGCGGACGGCTGGTCGAGCTGTCGGTCGTCACCGTCGGAGCTTACGAATCAGCCCAGGTCTACTCAGTCGCAGCCTCTTCACCCGAAGAGGAAGCACCCGACGAAGAAGAAGTAATACCAACCCCAACCCAACCATCCGAGGAGGATGAAATGTCAGAAGCACTAGAAGCAGCAGTACCCACTGCTCCGATTCAATATGCAGCACCGAAGCGCGAGTTCAAGCTTCCCACCGCTGCCGAGTACATGGTCAAGTTCGTCGCTGGCGGATCCGAGTTCGCTGAGTTCAACCAGCGCATCGTTGCAGCTGCACCGAATGTCACCACGACCGACACACCTGGCATCTTGCCAGTACCGATCGTCTCGCCGATCTACAACAACTTCATCAATATGCGTCCACTTGTGTCCGCAATGGGAGTCCGCCAGATGCCGGCTAGTGGCAAGGTCTGGATTCGACCCAAGGTCACAACTCACACGACCATTGGCCCAAGCAACGGCGAGCTAGTAGCACTTGATCAAGGAACTTTTGTCGTTGACGACATCCAAGTCACCAAGGCCCTCTACGGCGGATATGTCAAGCTCTCCGAAGAGTCAATGGACATGACCTCACCCGAAGTCCTCGGTGCATTGATTGACGACATGGGACGCGTTTACGCAAACGAGACCGACGCTGCAGCTTGTGCAACATTCGAAGCAGGAGTCAGCCAGACTCAAGTCCTCGCCGATGTCACCGATCCAGCCGACTGGGTCTCATTCATCTACGGAGCTGCACAGCAGATCCTCACCAACAGCAACGGCAACCTCCCGAATGTGCTCATTCTCAGTCCCTCGTACTACGCGTCACTCGGCGCATTGGTTGACACTGCAGGTCGTCCGTTGTTCCCCAATGTCGGCCCAATGAACGCAGTCGGAACTGGCGCATCTGCCTCAACTTTCAACGGCAACGCTTTCGGCTTGTCATTGGTCGTTGACCGCAACATCACCAGCATCCCGATCTATGTCGGTGACAGCAGTGGCTTCGAATGCTGGGAACAGCAAAAGGGCGCTCTATCGGTTGAACTGGCTGACGGAGCACTTGGTCGCGTCATCAAGTTCCGCGGCTACTTCAGCTCGGTCATGATTGACGGAACCAAGTTCGTCACCAAAGACTGAACCGATTGACGAAGAGAGAGATCTGAACGATGGCCACATACACAGTCACGCATCAAATGGTGCTAGACAATGTTGCCGTCGTTCAGACTCTCGAATCAACCGACATCGCTGTCGGTCAAACGATCACACTGTCAGGATGTGCAGCACAGCTCAACGGCGCTCATGTCGTCTTCGCTGTACCGACCTACCTCTTCATCGGAACAGATGACCAAGGTGACTATCTCTTCAACCCTGATGTCATCATCCCGAACCAGTTACTGTTCCAAGATGTCGGAGCAGATCTTGCTCGAGAAGCAGTTGATCCAGTCGGCTCGCTCGTCTGGACTCAGACCTGTACCTGGATCACAGTGAGCGATCTCACCGAGTTTCTTGGCATTAGCGGAGCAACCGCCAATGACACAGCGTTCATGACCTCATCAGTTAATGCCAGTAATGCATGGTCATTTCGACGCAGAGTCCAGGCCGGCTACCATGACTCACTCACTAGCGTCCCTGATGCTGCAGTCAAAGCTGGAGTCGTGTTAATGGCTGCGAGCTTGTACCGTGAGCGCGGAAGCATTGATTCGTTCAATAGTTTCCAAGACATGAACATCTCCGCACCCGTCGCTTCAATGGGTCGGATTAACCAGTTGCTTGGTATCAAGAGATCGCAAGTGGCATGAGATGGCAGGCATCTTCACAGACACGATCAGCGCTGTCTCGGGGACGATCACAGCTCTCGGCCTTGTGCCGGTCACTGATCCTCGGAACGCTCGACCTCTTACTGTATTCATTGAGCTTCCTACTTTCAGTGCGTTCAATAACCAGACAGCGGACATCACGATT